CCACGCCAGTTCCACAAAGCCGGAGCCTGACACCGGACCGCCCGCAGCGTCTCTGTGCAGCCTTGTGAGGTCCACAGTCGCCAGCTTGGCCCCATCAGGAACCACCAGCGCCAGCTTCTGGCCGGACCTGTGAATAAAGGCGACGGCTTCCTCTTCGTTGACCACAACCGCGTCAGCGCTCGCCCCGCCGAAGCGCGTCGCCGTCTTGGCCCGCTCGTTCGCAGGCGTAGGCGCGACATCGAATGCGCCCGACCCTACTGTGATCACCGCCCCGATTGTGCCAACCAGCGTTGTGGCGCCGCCCTTGGCCCAGACTGGCGAGTTCATCGGCCCCGGAAGCGAGCCCCGAATGGCGTTGTCGTCATTCGCCCCCGCAAGGAAGCTTTCGAAATCGTCCGGCGCAGAGGCCCAGCGGCGCCCGGCTCGGAACCAGCGGAGCCGTCCATCCTGCAAGGCAACAGCAGCAGGCCAGCCGAACCGATCCGACCAGGATCCCCGCGCCCATTCGCCTGTCGCCGTGAGGGACGCCAACGGCTCCAGCACATCCGCCACGATAGCGTTATCCGCCGTGACCGAATGGACGCGCACGACACCGTCCGTGACCCCGCCGGAATAGACCAGCGTCGCCGTCGCAGTGCCTGACGTGTAAGCGCTCATGCGTAGGCGGTAATAGACGATCTGATTGTCCAGCCCGTCCGCAACCTCGATATTGGTCACAACCGTTGTGATCGTCGCGACCGTGATCCACGACAACTCGTTGCCGACCGAGCGTTCCAGTAGCAGGGTTCCGACGAATGTGCCTGCTGTCGAATAGTAGAACGTCCGGTTGACGCCCTGTCCGGTGACACGGATCGATTCCGTCGCCTCGCTTACCGCGTTTGTGTCGGCGGTCTCATACTGCCCGGCCTGCGTGATCCGCAGCAGCGAGCCCGCATCTGTCGCCTTGAACACCGGGCCAGAGGCCGTGATGTTCGTCGTTCCCGTTCGACTATCCGGTGTCAGCGTGACGGAGCCATCTTCCGTAGGTTCGAACGGTCCGTCTGCCGGCTGATACTTCCGCAGCGACCACGAGTTGGTTCCGCGCCGTTCCAGTGCGCGCGGCGAGGTCAGGCCCGAGGCGATCCATTGCGTGTTGAGGCTCTGTTCCATCCGCAGAAGCGGCAGATCAGCTGCCGCATAGTCAGACGTCAGATCGAATATCCCCGGCGCAATCCGCGCAAACCCGGAGAGCGTCGCCTCGCCAAGCTCGCGAAGCTGGAACTCGATGTAATAGGGGCTCACCCCCGGCGTGAACGAGATGACGTGATAGCCCGGGTAATACAGCAGTTCCTGGACAATCTCCTGTCCGCCAAGGCTGGAGCCCACCCTGATCCACAGAGGCCGCCGCGTCGTGGTGAACTCGAAGGACGCCTCGTCTGTCGGCGCCGCTGTCGTGATCGCGGTCCGGCCAATCGCATAGCTGCCGGACGTGCAGTTGAAGGCCCCGCCCGTTGCGCCAGTCGCTGTGAACGTGGACATCTAGTAGCAAATCCACATGCCAAGCTCGCTCTCGTAAATGCACGTTCCTTCGTCTACGGGAGACGTCCAGCCATCGCCGCCGCCTTCAGGAGGCGGAGGATCGCCGCCAGCGGGAGGCGCAGTGCTTTCGTCCGAGAACAGCCCAACCGTCGCCGCAGCGCCGTCCAGCGTCACGTATCCGCCGTCATAGATCAGCCGGATAAGACCCGCGCTATACTCCACAGCGAAGGCCGCTCTCTGCGAGGACACCCACGGCCGCAACTTCACAACCGCATTGCCCGGCGTGTTGTCGATGAACAGCGTTCCTGGGAACAGCTCCATCGCCCCCTGCGTAATCAGGGAGACATTCTCCATGATCTCGGCAGTGTGAGGCGAGACGTCCAGATCGACACGGGCCAGAGCGTAGCCGTCAACCTCTCCACCGGAGAAGTTGAGAATGGCCGGCATGGACTTGCTAGCCATTCTCGCCGCCCCGTCCGCCTATGCGAGAGTTGGAAAACCGTCCGGCCTGCCAGCGCGACGCCATCGGATCCACATGATGCGTCTGCATGGCGTTCCAGTTCACCGCCCTGCGCATCAGTTGGGCGGCTTCCTTCTTCAGTTCGTCGCGGGTCAACGCGCTCATCTGCGTTGTCGGCATGACTTTCAGAGCAATGTCAGCAGCTACTGCATCAGCAAAAACCTGCGGCCATGAGCCGTGGAAGTTGATCCAGTAGCCGTCCACGAAATGCAGGAAGGTCGTCTCCTGGTCGGTGCAGACGCGGCCTTCCCTGTCGTCATACGGGATATCGCGCGCCCTCGGATCGTTGGAGGAGGCTACCTTCTTGATGCACCAGCAGGTTGCAGGCTTGGTGAAGCCGTAGTCCCAGCCCTCGGGCGTGGGATCAACCGCCATCAGTTGCTCAACAGCGGTCGCAAAGTTCCAGTAATGGCCCTCGAACATGGCCCGAGCCCGTTCGTCCACCCTGTCGCGGATGCGCTTCACCCACGTCGAGTCATCGTTCAGCGCGTCAGAGCTTTCGGTTTCCCCGATGTGGTGAAGCGCTGCGTTGATGATCGACTCGCGGGAGGCCATTTAGGTGACCGCGTCCGCTTTGACGGAATCGGCGGGTTTCTCGGCCGGCTTGCGGCCGGGCCGCTTGGCCGCTTCCACTGGCGTGGCGACCGCCTTGGCGGCACGCCCGGCAAAGCCCAATGCCGCAATCGTCGCCTCTTCGCGGGTCTCGAAGCCGCCTTCCGCAATCTCGGTGCCGTTGAACACGGTGTGCTTGCCCGAAACGCCAAGATACTGGATCGACCAGCCTTCCGGCAGTTCTTCGGTATCGAAATACGTGATCGGCTGGCGCAGGACTGTCCGCACTTGATTGGTTCCCGCAGGCTTGGCGCGAACCCAAAGCTCCGCGTACCAGGATTGGTCCTCGGCGGCGACCTCGATCAGGTCGCCTACGTTGAGACTAAGGGCGTGGAAGCCGAAATAATCGGGGTGCTGCGCGTCCTCGGGCGTGTGCGTTTGCGGGACCGTCACCAGCCAGTAGCCACGATGTGCGTTCTCGCGGTCGATGACCAGCGCCTTGGTGGGGCAGCGTTTCTGTTCAGACATGGTTGCTCCGGTATTGGCGGGCGACGCCTCGGGATGAAGCGTCGCCCTGCCGGTTAGGTGTTGGTCGCAGTGATCGCGAGGCCGTCCGTGAGATCAGCCGCGCCGGTCGTTGCGCTGATGCCGATGACCCAGTGGAGCGTGAAGCTCACCATGTCATTGCCGGCGCCATCGGCCGCGCGCTTTTCAGACGTCGCGGTGGGAATCGCCGTGGTCCAGCGGCGAACCCTGACGAGGTCGCCCTTCTCCATCCCGACAGCGCCCGCCGCAGGTTGGCAGGCGTTCGAGATGTATCCAGCGGCGTAGATGTCCGAGAGAGCGTCCACGGTGTCGTAGAGCCACTCGTTGTAACCCACAGAGCCGCCAGCGCGGAGCGTGCAGGTCAGGTCTTTCGCAATATAAGCCATAGTGTTGGTCTCCTGATCCTTGGGTTACGCGAGGGCGGCGGTGTCGTTGTGGACGCACTTGATCACGCCACGCGGGAGCGGGACGCAAGCCGCGTGCATGACGTCGAAGCGAACGCCCTCGTAGTCGTCCTCTTCGGAGGTGAAGAGGTGAGGCGCGGGCTCGCCCGAGATCATGTGGCCGACAGCGGACTTGTGGAAAATGAACGTGTTCGCCGTCGCGGTTCCCGCCCCGGTCAGGCCGGTGTGGGTGAACCAGTTGATGCCGAGCCAGTTGCGGACGCGCATACCGATGGCGTTCGAATCCACCGGCTTCACGTTGGTGAAGTCAGCCGACTTGAACTCGTTGATGCGCATCATCTGCGCCCATGCCGCCGGGGTCACGGCGCCGAAGACTTCGCCGTCGTCGGGAATGTCCTTGTTCCACAGAACCAGCGTGGCGGCCTGCACGACGGCGAGCGTCGAGAAGACAACCGTGCCGGCCGGGTGAACGACAGACGTGGCGTCGAGCTTGGTGATGATCTCCTTGTCGATACCCTTGTTGATCGAGCCGCGACCACGTTTGCTCATCGCCGCACGGGTGTTCTTGTTGGCGCGGAACAGGTCGAAATTGTCGATCTGGTACTTCTTGTGGATCTTCTTCAGGGTCGCCGGGACCTGAGACAGGCCGAGGTCCGACTTCGGCACGCGGCCGTCGCGGGTTTTCTCGACAGCTTCATCCGCCGGATCGACAACGTCGAAATAAGCGGTCGCACCGTTGACGACGCCATCCGAGCGGACGGCAATCTTCATCTTCGCCATGTCTCGGTCGAAGTCGTACTTGAACTCGTCCTGGTAGATCGTACGGAACTGGGCCGTAATCTGGTTCACAGACATTGTTGGTTCCCATCATGGGTTTGAGGAATAGACATGATGGCGATGGCCCGGAGACGGGTTGGCCCGAGGGCGCCGTCTACGTTCCTGATGACTCACGGAGCCGGATTCCGGGTTGTCCGTGGAGCTTCGCGCGCACCTCTCGCCGGAAAGGCGGGCGCCGGGCTCTTAGACTGCGAGAGCAGCCAATTTGGTGACAAGCGCTTCCAGCTCTCCGCCGGGAGCGGCCAGAATGTCGTACTGTTTCTGTTGATCGGGCGTGCCGTAGGCCATCGCCATGATCGCGGACTTGCGCTCTTGAAGGGATTGCGGCGACCCGCCGAGCTGAGAGGCGACCAGCAGCAGCGGGTCTTGCGCGGCATGACGGCCGGCGCTGGCCATCAGCTTCATGAAAGCAGGGTTGGAGCCCAGCAGCGAGCCGTCAGCCGCGCGCCAGTTGAGGATTTCCTCGACCATCTCGGGCGTGCCATAGGCGGAAATGCCCGCGTTCGCGAATTGCAGGTTGGCGCGATAGTCAGGCCCCCATTCGGCTTTCAGTACCCTCTCGGCCTCGGCCTTTGCGGTCTGCTCATTTGCCAGCGTCTGCGCAAGCGCGGTTTCCTTGGCGTC